ATAACTCAAATAACTCCTGATATACCTTTTCCTAAAGTCAGAGTGGAGTGGGTCGACGCCATGAGTGACTCAGGCTGGGCCAATGAAAAAGAATTTAATAAGATGAAATTAGCTTATCCAGTTAATGAAGGTTGGCTCTATTCTAAAGATAATAAATCAGTTAAACTTTTTGCCTCTTACGATAAAGAAGACGATGGTAGTTTTACTTTTGGGGATCGGACGATGATTCCTCGTGATTGGGTGAAGAAGATTCAGAAGATTTAGGTAACTCAATTGTCTCGCCTTCAATTGTCTTTGCATTTAACAGAGGTTCGTAATCGGCTAGTATTTGTTTCATTTTTAATTGTAGCTCCTCTTCTGACATGTCTTCTAATTTACCTGTTTTTATTATTTTTCTGTCTATGTACAATCCTGCTGCCTTTCCACGATTTGTTTCTGCGTTTACTGCAGAAGAGAAAGAACCTTTCTTTAAAGCAAGCTCTTTAATACGTGCGAGTTCTGCCACATGTCCGTCATAATTGACTTCAAATTTCTTAAGTCTCTCCTCTTTTAGTTTGCCGATATATCCTGCCACTAATGGTGATACTCTCGGGTTCATTAATTCTGATCCTTCTTGCCTAGCTCTAGTTTCAGAATAGCCAGCTAGCTTTGCCGCTTCGGTCTGAGTGAGTGGGCCATCTGGTCCGCCAAATACTATAAATTCAGCGAATCTTTTTTGCATATCTGTTAATCTTTTAGGTAATCCCATATTGACAATTTAAGGTAACTATCCTATATTGTCAATATATGAAAGACACTAAAAATAAAGAAGACAGGGGCCCTCTCGACTTAACTTATTTAATTGAGCAACACCGAAAAGACATTTGGGAGTTCAAAGAGAAAGAAATGGAGTGGATTAAAACTAAGAACCAACTTGATGGTACAAAGAGAATTGTAGAAGAACTCTCTACTAAAATCGTTGATTTAAAAAAAGAGATTGACAGATTAGCAGAAGAGAATAATAACATTCGAACTATAGATTCTTCTCATCAAGAGACAAATGGTAGGCTTCAAAAAGATAATAGATATTTAGCTGAACAAGTTGAAACCTATAAGGAGATATTAAGAAAGGCTGGACTGTAATGCGTGTACAAGATATGCAGCAGTTTCTTTCTTCCTTTACTGAAGGATCAGACGCAGTGAAGAATGCAGTTATCTTTGCTGAAGTTAATGGAACTTTATATGACATTAAAAGAATGGAAGTGCATGAGAATCAATCTCCCATTATTGGTTTCACAGGTCATACCGCGCATAGACTTGTCTTAAAAACTATGGAACCATCCAAAATAATTTTACCTGATAGACTTAAAAAAGATTATTAAATGGATGACGATGTTACCCCAAAAACTTCATGGGTCCAGAAGCTAAATTATATAAAAAATTGCGTCGAGTATGCAAAGAAATTTCGTGGATTCGGATTGAAAACCTTAGCTCTCTGGGCACTCCTGATCTATTGGGCTATAATAATTCTGGGCACTTTTTCACTCTAGAATTAAAGGTGACCAAAGGGAACAAAGTTAGGTTCTCACCTCATCAAATTGCCTTCCATAAATCACATCCAAACAATACATTCATCCTAGTCGAGGCCCTTGGTCAAAGGTCCTCGAAACTTTTTTACTTGATCCCTGGTTCAAGAATCTCGGAGCTTGTTGCTTGTGGATTGTCTAAGCTTGATGCTTGCCGCTTGGAGCTTGGTGCTTGCTGCTTGAGGCTTCAGAACCTGAACTAGGTTCTGGTTTAGTATCGCTTGTGGCTTGGTGCTTGAAGCTTTGAGCTTCTTCTCTTCTCTTTCTTCTCGCTTCGGCCCGGAGGGCTGCGTAGTATTTCGGGTGATACCAGGTCATCAGTGCTGTCCATATGATATATTTTTTATATCTTTATTCCAGCAATTTCTACAGTCTCTGCATTCATTGCCCTGAAGAGCGCTGGGGCACGTCGCGCCGGCTGTCACCACGGTGCTGGTGTGTGACCAGCTGCCAGAAGCAGGCTGGTCCACCATCGGCATGGAGAATCTTATAACGAGGTTGTCTGGGGCCCTGTGGAGATGGTCCTTGATCCACGCTTCACGGGTCGGTAACCAGTGACGCTTAGAAGGTGACAGCCTGCAGACTTCATAAATTTTGTTTAAGTGCTCAAGGTCCTGTACATCTCCAGAGTCATGCCACCTGAAGACGTCCGGCTTCTTGCTGTTGATCAGGTGAGCCATAGCCTGGACCCATCTGGCATCCTTCACAGCTGCCAGTCTCCTGTACTGTGCATCCTGCACAACTTTAAATACGTAACAACCTTTAAGAGCGTAACAGTCATAGCATGTTGAGCCCTTCACAGCCCGGAGCTTGGAGCCGGTTTTGCATTCTTTGGCAGGGAGGCCAATTGACCAACCAGGCATTTTCGACGGCTTGCTNANGCTCCCGCCTATAATTTTTAATGCTTCATCTGTTTTCATAATTTCCTATCTTTCTAAATCCTTTATAGTCCCAGATCCCTGGGATGTCAAGCTTGAAGCTTGCGGCTTGCTGCTTGGAGCTTGTTGCTTGAAGCTTTTCCCTTTCTTTTTCTTTTTTCATATTAACCCATATGCATTTACTTAAGAATGCATATGAGCAAAACCTGGCGCAATGTATAGCTCGAGCGCAGAGCGCTGATTTTTTCTCATTCTGTAAACTTCATGACCAAGGACCGCCCACTACTCCGGCGCGCGGGGTTCTGTCCCTGATCCCAGATCCATACTCTTCACAGCCGGGCTTATCTAGAATCCACTGGCCACTAATAATATGGATCAGGGATCAGTTGTTGTCCTGTGCAGGTCAACTGAGTCGCGGGCCAATATCAGCTTTAGATATATCCGACGCGACCTGTACTATAGCCGTTTAAATCCGGCAGTTACAACATCTGATCCCAGATCCGATGGCTCCCGTACGGAGATTATCTGGCACATACCATCGGATCAGGGATCAGTTCTGCCTGTTCCTTGCACGAAGACGGACATATGTCGGTGTGACGTGCAATACAACCAGAAGTTGTCCCAATCGTATGAACTAGGTTTCTAATTCATCTTGAATTCCGTCCATTATATCTTGAGCATATCTATGCTCTACACAATATCCATCTCCAAAAGTCTGGCAATTTGGGTCAACCTTTTCTTCCCAAAAATCTTTTGCCCAATGAGTTTTTGGAACAAATAAAACAAGTGTACCCTGATTGTTAATGTCAAAATGTGTTTTTATGTCTCCTTTATATTTCATGTCTCCAATATAATACTTGACAATCCTATTGTCAAGTGATATTATTAAAATAATTATAACAACCAAAAAGGAGAAATAAAAATGTTATACTTAATAATGAAAGAGAAATATTATAAGGGTATAGAAAATTCTTATGATATTCAAGACTTAACTGATAGCGAAGATAAAGCAAATGATATGTTGCAAGGTTATGAGTTAATTAATCAAGANGAAACTGTGAAATATCAGATTGTTAAATACACTCCGATTTTTGCATACAAGAAAGAGGAAAACAATGAGTAGAATAAGGTTAAACCAAGAGTACAGAAATAAAATCGCAAATCGTTTGCGAGTACACTTGGAACAAGAACCAACCCAAGAAAAAACAAAGTATGATGAACTCAAAGCCGACCAAATTGAGTTGAATGACAAGGCATGGGATTTAGCCGAAACTATTGTCAGAAAACATTATACAGATGAAGATGTTAGAATGGCATATCATCTACAAAACAAGTTTGAAAATGTTTCAACAATCGCAAAGGATAGTTGTTTTCATTTTCATTATCTTGGAGAGGTAGAAGATAGAGACTATGATAATAAACCTATAATGAAAGAAAAAAATATTGAAGAACATTTTGACTTTCGTTTAGGTGGAGACTTTGAACATAATGATAGTACATCATATTCAAGCGATAGTGCTTATGGATATGCTTTGTATCGTGATGAACTCAAAGCCCAAGAAAATTGTAATCCTGATATTTTGATTGAACAAGAGGGCAAAGACCAAAACCCACACAAAACAAAATATGTTGATAACAATGACAAGTATCTTGGTCGTGATGATAGTGGCTATGGCAAACAATGGAACGAGAAATATCAATTAGATTTAATTGGTAGAGAATATTGTAGAGATAGGTCTATTGCTTGTAATGAAGAACAATTTATGATGTTAAAACAATGGAAAGCCCAAAAAGGTCAATTTGTTATGGCACATCATAAATGGATTAAATCTGTATTAGACCAAATGAAAGAAATTAAGCAAGGTCTAAAAAGTTATAAATATATGGACGAGGCGATTGAAGTTTGTAATGGTCTTGGTCTTGAAATAACTGACGCAGAAATAATTAGAACTAACTCTACTGGTCTAACTTGTTATAATCCTGAAAATCTTGTTGCAAGGATTAAGAGCATGAAAAACAAAGAGAAAACAAGAGAGCAAAAAATAGCCGAAAGAATGGCTTATATAAAAGGAGAAGAAAGTGTAAATTAGACTATTGACAACCTATCCTATCAATGATAGGATAGGTCATTAATTAGAAAGAAAAAAAGGAGAATAAAATATGAAATACTTTAGTTGGTTTATGAAATCTAGAAACAAGTTTGCAACGTGTCGTGGACTTGATGAACATGAGTACTATGATGAATGG